TGATCTCTGTATCTGTTATTTTGATAAAATTTTGAAGCAATTTCTGATTCATATTCCATTATATTATTATATTAATATTATTATTTTTTTTCTTTTTTAACAACGAATAATTCTTTTCTTTCATTAACGAATGTTGAAATAAAATTATATGCTTTAACTAATTGATCTCTGCTTTGTGCTCCAGTTATAATTGTTTTCCCACTCATAAATACAGCAATAGTTACTTTTTTACAATCACCATCTCCATTACCATGTCCTTTACCATCACACATTGAGAAACAATTACATATACCATTTGTAATATTATTGTTAATAAAATACTTAATCTTTACCCCAGGGTAAATACATGGTTCAAATGAAGAATAAACATCACATTCAATAATTTCACGATGTAGTGTTTCACGATCTATTTGATAATCATCCCCGATTTTAAAATCAAAATCACTATTAATAAGAACAATTTCATAATTTAATATTTCAGGATTTGTAAATATCTGAAATTCTTTAAAATAATTTAAAAGATTTTGAATTAATATTTTTCCTCGTTCTTCATTCTTTAATCCAGTTAATTGTAATTTGCCATTATTAAATAATTTAACATTCACAAGTTTTCCATCATGATTTACATGGATAGTTGATTGATTATAAAACATTTTCCTTACTTTTTTCTTTCTTGTTTTTTTCAACATTTTCTTTGAGAATCCTCTTGGAGGGAGTCCATGACCATATTCAATAAAAGGAATATATTCATCAATAGGAATTGTATCATATATTTTCTTTAGATCAATATTTTCAGAAATATTTGCAATCGCAGTAATAGTTGATACATTTAATTGATCCATCTTTCTTTTTTTTTTATTTTTCAATTTCAATTGAATTAATTAAAAATTCTTTAAATATAAATTCAAATTTGAAAATATATTTTATAAAAATTTTAAATATAAAAAAGATAAAAAATATTTATTAAAAATATGTCAGATTATATATTTCGTAAAGAAATATTAAATGATATTAATAAAGGTAAATCTTATAATGAAATTATAAATTCATCTGATAATAAAAGTAAACAAGGTTTTATTTATGAAACTATTTGTATTTTATGTATAATCTTTAAACAACTTATACCTGATTATCAATCTATATCTGATACAAAATTAACAACAAATATATTTGAGTTTATACCAATAAAATCTATTAGGGAATTAATGGAAAAAAAATTGCATGATGGTGATAATTTATCCGATATATCAATCAAATCTCGAAATATATGGTCATCCTGGTCTATTAAATATGGTGATAGTAAAAGACGAACAGATTTAGTTGAATGTAAAGATTGTATGGAATCATATAGCAGAAATAATAATACAGATTATAATTTAGGATTAATAGTACAAAATACTGATAAACAACTTACTAAACATAGAAATTCAGGTCGTCCTGAAGCAGTAGTTATAAAAAAAGCATTTGTTTCGAGACAAGTATTTGATGAAAATAATATAAAAGAAGCATTTTTAAAAATGAAAAAAATTTTGATTAATCAAAACCTGACAGAATTAGAAGATATTTATGATTTTATCGATAAAGAATATTTAAATACACCAGGAAGAATTCATCTTAAAGTTAAATTTAATCAAAAATTGGCATTAATACAATTTAGGAATAATCTAAAACAATTACAACATTGTTTATCTCATAAACCTAGATCAGGGAAAACAATTACATTATTATTAATGGCACAAGAATTACTAAAAAATGGATATAAAAGAGTATTAATCATGACTTCTATACCAGATACATTAAAACCATTTATGGAAGAAATTAACAAATATTATGAATTCAAAGATATTCAATATAAATCCCAAGAAGATTTTGATAATATTGATGAAAATTTTAATGGTTTATTATTATGTTCTGTTCAATTTCTTAAAACTAATTATGATAAGAAAAAAGATATTATTAAATTATTTGATTCTCACATATTTGATGAATGTCATTTTCATTCATCAAATGGTAACACATTAAAAAAAATCATTAATGTTGATGAACAGGAAAGATTACAGATATTTGCTTCTGGAACAAGTGGCAAGACTGAATGGTTCTATGATATACCTAAAAGGTGTGTTTATAAATGGGATATAGAAGATGAAATTCGGATGAAGAAATTTACTAATTAATAATTAATAATTATATGGCATATAAATTTGAAAATAATATAAATTTCAAAATAAAATAAGTGTTAATTGAAATATGAGTGGCAATTTTAATGATGATAATAAATTTAGTGATGATTGTATTGATTCGGGATGTTTAAGAAACCATATTATTAAATCAGAATTATTTGGAGAAGGATATGATTATGTAAATACATCTGGAACTAAACTAGATACAGATCATAATATTGATGGATATATAAATAATGTTCCTGTTCAAATGCATATGCAGAGATTTGAAAATATTAAAGGATCAATCAAAAGATATCATGCCTTTACTAAGTATAAAAGGAACAAAACAAATGCTAAAACTGAATTATCAAAAATCATTAATAATAAAGAGAATAATAGAGTTTATCCTAAATATATTATATGGTCGATAATAGAACCAGATAAAGATATATTGCATAAAATTGAAATAATTGATGTAAATGATATGCTAATAAATTTAAATAAAAATATGGAAGAATATAAGAAAAAAAACAATTTAGATGAAATAGATAAAAAATTTTATAAAGATTCAAAACATTACAGTACGTTCTATAATAAAGATGATGGAACAGAACCATTATTTTTAAAAACTGAAACACCAGAATATGAATTTACATATGACCCAATGAAAAACGATTTTCTACTTATTGATGATTAATTTAATATTTCTTCTATATGGATTACTTCTTCATTTGATAATTTAAACAATTTATATATATCTTCTTCATTATTTATTTCAATACCATCTATATTAGGATATCCATACATATTTATAAAGTTATGATATATTACACCGTCATATCGTGTAACAATATTTAAGAATGCATATAATTTACTTTCTAATATTTTTTTTACATTTAAATTATAAGTTGTATACAATATTGGACCATTAATTTTTAAATCTTTATCACCAATACTAACTTTTAAATATGGTTTATTATGATTAATATGATCTAATCTTTTCATATAAATAAATTTATCATATATAAATTTATCTGAAGAATCGACTCTTCTTATATTTAAATTATTATATGAACATTTATTAATAATATTTAATGTATTATTATCGCATAATAATGGAATAAAATTTAATTTAAAATTATTTATATTATTACTATTATATATTTTACCTTTAATATTTGATAATACACTATTAATACATTTATTTTTATTATTTTTTATTAATATATATACAAATGTTGATGAAACATTAAAATATTTTGCACATTCATTAATATTAATATGTATTATTTCGTTATTTAATATATAATTCATAACATCAGTTTTTTTACCATCGGTTGTTTTTAAACATCCTGTAGGGACTATAAATAATGAATATCCATCATCTTTTAGGATATTAAATGATTTTATAATAAACTTATTATATAAATTTTTACCTCCTTTAGATATTCCACCTTCATTATTGTAGGGAGGATTAAATATTACAGCATTCATATAATCTAAACCCCATTCATTTTTTATATCTAATTCTAATGTATCACCTATATAAGTATTGTATTTAAAATTAATTATCTCTAATACTTTATCCCAATCATTCCAATAATCTTTATTAATTTTAGATATAGCATGACAAATTAATAATTCTTTTGTAATATATACATTCATTTCATCTAAATCACAGAAATAAATACATTCTTCTATAATGACCTTACATCTTTCTATTTCATTTTCTATATGAGATAATCCCTCAAAATATCTTTCAAAAATAGCCAATACAAAATTCCCCTTTCCACAACAAGGTTCTAAAGTTTTATGGATTTTACCCCAGTATTCTTTTGGAATTTTATCAAGCATTTCATCAACACAATCAACAGGTGTTGGGATTTCTGCTCTATTTTTTCTTTGTTCATCAGATGGAATGAAATGTTTCTCAATCACTTTTCTTAAGTCTTCTGGCGAACTTCTTGCATAAATTTCAAATATTTCATCAAGAATATATTCATTTGATTCTGATGTCATATCTTCTATATATTTATCTATTATTTTATTTAAATAGTTTTCTGATATTTTAAAATTATCATTTATTTTCTTTAATAGTAATTTCTTATAAAATTCGTTTGTCTTTATAATATCAAGTAATTCGGGATTACTTTTATATTTATTATCTGGATTAATTTTATCTTTTCTCAAAAGTAAACATATTAATGACGTCATAAATTGATATAGTCTTTTTGTTTTATTAATATTAAAGAAAGGATTATCATCTATTTCATCTGTTTTTATATTGGAATTAACATCATCATTATTATCATCTGTAATAGGATCTACTTTAGTCTTTTTCTTACCACCTTCAGGACAATCCTGCTTTACACCTTCTAATTTAGAATTAATTGTTTTACCATTTTTTAAATGTAATTGTGTAATATATTCACCTAAATTATCATTACACATAATATTTTCTAAAACTGTATCTGATGATATTTCACTTTTAAGTTTCTCTTCATATTTTTCAAAATATTCTATAACTAACTCCTTACTATTTCCAAATCCTATCTCATCGGGATTAAATATAAATTGTTCTATTTCATATAAATATTGTAATATTTCTTTATAACTTCTATTATCATTATTATTCTTTTTGTATTCCCGTATGACATAACTAGTATATGAATATACTCTTTGAATATTCATATCAAAGTTAATCCCGATAGTTTTACCATTTGCCTCAGTTAATGATCTATAATAAGTTTGTTTAATCTTACTAATTTCTTGACCATTATCAAGACTAATTGTAATATCACAGTCTGGATAAGTAATACCTATTCTTCCTTGATCACCTAGAAATAAGAAACATCCTCTTTTTTTATTTATCTTAGTTTTTTCCATTTCTTTATCTACAAAATCTATAAATTTTTTATCTCCATCTTCATCAGATTTATAATTTGAACATGATGCACAATAATGAAATTTTTGAAATAATTTATTATCTTTAATAAATCTCATTAAAGTTTTTTGTAATATATTTATACTTTGTCCCATTGGAAGAAATATTAGTATTAATAATGGGTGCTCAACTTTACTGTGTCTACTACCGTATGTAAATTGAATATTTTCAGCGATTTTCATTATAGTATTTTTATTCATATAATCATCTGAATCTTCAATCATTTTTAATATGTTGATTAATAACTCTCTCCCGTCTTCACTTTTTTCTAACTGGAATTTAGGAAGATATTTACAATCACCTTTCTTTTTTTTAGGTTTTTCTTCTAATGCGAATATATCTGATATATTAAAACCATATTCAGTTCCATTTTTTTCATTATAATTCTTAATTTTTCTAATTATTTCATCACTAATGAAACTTGGTTGTGACAAAATAGGTTTTGGAGTATTACTATAATCTATGTTTGTATTATTTATTAGATATTTAAATTCTTTTTCATTTATATTAGAATTTCTAATGAAATATATTTTTAATTCATTTTTTATTTTTATTTCAGATAAAAGGTTTTCTATATTATTTAGGTATTTTTCACCTATATTATTTTCTTTTATATATTCTTTCTCTTCTAATTTAATTGATTCAGTAATGTTTTTTGTAAGTTTAAATATATTTTTTATATTTTTATCTCTTATCGGATCATTATTAAATTTACGTATAACCATGATTTCGTTTTTTATTTAATATTATTTCAATTTATTTAATTAAAAAATTCTTTAAATATAAATTCAAATTTGAAAATAATATAAAATTTTAAAAAAAAATAATATTTAAAAAATTTACTTATTATAACTAATACAATGGTATGTAGTATCTGTGGTGGAAATCATAAAAGAAACAATAAGAAATACCATACAAAAGAAGAAATCGAAATTCATGATATTTTAATGGACATAGTTAAAAAAGTTGAACAAGAAGATAAACTAGAAAAAAAAGATAAGAAAGATAAGGGAAATAAGGAAAAAAAAACTAGAAAGAATACAGATTATCAATTTACAGAATTATTAGTATGCTTAATCCTTTTGGGATTAGTTTTCTTCGAAGGTATTTCTTTGGATTTTATTATTAAATTTTCAATGAAAAAAGAAGAAGAAAAAAAACTACAATGTAATCGTAATATTCTAGGGAGATATCATATGGATTTAAAGGATGCTTTTAAAAATAATAAGTTTAAAACATCATATATCTTGAATTTTGATAAAAATATATTAAACATAGATTTATCAGATATTAAATATGTTTATTTAACAGGTAAATCTTATAAAGATTTCCCAAAAATTGTTGAAATAAATAAAGGTTATGAAGATAAAAAACCAAATTCTGATGTTTATTTTGAATTAAATAATGGTGAAATTAATGGTATATCATGTAAACAAAGTTTTTCTTGCCCTTGTACTAATAAAGTTGTTGAATTAAATAATGAAAAATTAATGGAATCACGTCATAAAACATTAAATGATAATGGAATTACTAAAGAAAATTTTAAAAATCACCGTGATAAAAAGTCTGGCGGAGATGGTAAAATTGGTCAAGTCTTAAAAAATAATTTTTGCATTACTGGTTATTTACAAGATTATTGGTCTTCACTACAACTCCATATATTAAATAATAAAAATTATTTTATTGATCAAGTATTGAACAGTATGAATCAAGGAATTATATTACCATATCAGGTTTATGAATATGATGGAAAAGAATTAGTAAATACAAAAAATCGAAAACTAGAAAAAAATTTATGTGATATAAAAATAAGCAATACATTCTGTTATGGGAAAACAAAACCAAGAGAAGCATCGAAAATATGGTTTGATTTCATTTATAATGAAGAAATTAAATATAATTTAGAAGTAAGATTTAAAGGGATATACTTTGGACCAGGTGGTCAACCTCAAATATTCATTTTAAAAGAATCAAAAGAAAATATTATTTTATATCAGAAAACAAGAGATAAATATCAAGATTCAAAAACTTTATAATTATACCTCTCTCTTATAATTTGTTATTGCTAACTCTTTCCTTTTTTTTTGATCTTCCATATATGTCCCGGTACTCCGTAATGTATATGTTAGATCATAATCACTAATATAATAATTATTAAATGCATTTTTGATTAATTTATCACTATTATATGAAATTAATTGTTGACATTCTAAATTTTTACATACATCAAAGAAATC